CCGGATTCTTTTGGCGGACGAGGTGGACCGCTATCCGGAAAGCGCCGGTAAAGAAGGCGATCCCTTGAAACTTGCCGTACAGCGAACTCAGAACTTCGGAAATAGAAAACTTCTGATGGTTTCGACGCCTACTGTCGTTGGTTATTCAAAAATCCACAACGAATTTTTAGCCGGAGACCAACGAGAATTTGTGGTCCAGTGTCCGGAATGCAACCAGTACAACGAGCTGAAATGGGAGAATGTCCGTTGGGAGTCCGACGATAAGGGAAACGTGATCGAGAGTTCCGTCGGTCTTTTCTGCCCGCACTGCGGAGCGAAAATCCGCGGCCCCCGCAAAATCAATCCGGACATACTTCAATCCGGACGCTGGGAGGTAAGGAACCCGCAAGGGAGGTTTCGCAGTTATCACATCAACGCATTGAATTCTCCGTGGGTCAATCTTGTAGATCTTGTGAAGGACTGGGTTGAAATCAATCATCGAAAAGACAAAGCCGGTTTGATGGAGTTCATTAACCTGAAATTAGGCGAACCCTGGGAGCAGTTCGAGGCCGATGCCGATAAGTGGGAGTATCTGCTGCGCCGCAGAGAATACTATCCGGAAACCGGAGTTCTTCCGGACGGAGTTTTGCTTCTTACAGCCGGCGTCGACGTCCAGCACGATCGACTTGAATGCACGATTTACGGCTGGGGCCGGGCTCGTGAATGCTGGGGAATACATCATTACGTTATTCCCGGGAGCCCCGATACACCAGGACCATGGCAGCAATTGGACGGCATTTTGACGATGCAGCACTCTCTCTCGTTCGGAACTCGCATAACAGTAGCCTGCACGTTCGTTGACTCCGGTGACGGAACCTACAGCAAAGAAGTTTACGAATACACGAAGGCCAGGGAGAGATTCCGGGTTTTTTCAATTAAAGGTAGAGGCGGCGCTGGAGTTCCTTACATAGGAGTTCCGTCCAGACAAAACATCGTCGGGGCGACTCTTTTCAGTCTGGGCGTGGATTCCGGGAAAACAGCCGTCACGAATGCGCTGGACATTGCCGAAGAGGGCCCTGGATTTGTCCATTACCCGATGCAAGCCGAGAGCGGCTTCGGAGAAAACTTTTTCAAGCAGCTTACAGCAGAAGTTTTTGAGACGAAGTACGAGAAAGGCAAACAAAAAAGCGGTTGGGTAAAAATCCGCGAGCGCAATGAGGCGCTTGACTGTGCCGTTTACGCCAGAGCTGCCATGGAGCTGCTGACTCCGAATTTTGAACAAATTGAGGCTGCTCTTAGAGGCGTGCCGCAAGCAATACAACAACCCCGACGCCGCAGAGGCGTTGTCGGAAAGGGAATCACTTTATGAGCAGTTGGATCACCTTAGAAGAGGCAAGAACTAATTTGAAAATGTGGCTCGAGGCGGAGAGGGCTGTTTCGACCGGCCAAAGCTACCGAATCGGAACGCACAGTCTTACGCGAGCGAGTCTCTCAGATATTGCGAAGCGAATTGAGTACTGGCGAAACGAAATTGCCAAACTCGAGTCAGGACAAGGCGGGCGGATGCGAAGTTTTCGTGTCACGCCCGTTGATTTTTAAGGAGCGGACATGAACGCTTTTGAAAAGGCCATTCAATTTTTAGCTCCTCAGACAGCGCTCACCAGACAAGTTGCCAGAAACAAACTCGAAGTCCTGAACGCACTCCAGAACGGAGGAGGCTATGGTCTCCACGGTGCCTCAATCGTTAAAAAATCGCTTTCAAGCTGGATTACAGGCGGAAAAGATGCCGACTCCGACATTGTTGAAAACATTGAGACGCTCCGCGAGCGTTCTCGTGACTTATACATGGGTTCGCCTCTGGCGACCGGTGCGATTAAGACGCTGAGAACCAACATCATCGGCTCCGGCCTGATGCTCAACGCGCAAATTGACGCGAAGTTTCTTGGCATGACAGAGGAAGAAGCGCGCCAATGGGAGGAAAACACGGAGCGCGAGTGGCGCCTTTGGTCTGAAAACACGAACTGTGACGCAGAACGGAAACAGACGTTCTACCAACTGCAGTCTTTAGTTTTGATGTCAGCACTGGTGAACGGAGACGTTTTTGTGGTGCTTCCGGTTATCCGGACACCCGGAAGCGTTTATGACTTGAAAATCGGCCTGATTGAAGCTGACCGCGTTTGCAATCCGAACGAAGGACAGGATCTTGAGCGGAATATTGTCGGCGGTATCGAATGCGGGCAATTCGGAGAGACTGTGGCTTATTGGATTTGCAATAAAAATCCAAATTCTCAAGGCAGGTCGCTCGAAACGGCTATCAATAAATGGACGCGAGTTCCTGCAATCGGAAAGCGGACAGGGCGCAAAAACGTCCTGCACGTGATGTGCGATGTTGAGCGTCCGGCACAACGTCGAGGAGTGCCGCTGCTCGCACCAGTACTGGAATCAATGAAGCAGCTCTCGAGATATTCGGATGCGGAATTGACAGCCGCGCTGGTGAGCTCGATGTTCACGGTGTTCATTACGACTAAATCTCCTGCGGAGGCAATCTACAGCGGATTTGGTGGCATGGAATCTATACCGGGCGCCCAACCACAAAAAGCTTTGCCGGAACCGGATTACACCCTGGGCTCCGGAACCGTCGTAATGCTCGAAGACGGAGAACAGGCGCAATTTGCTGACCCGAAGCGTCCTGTTTCGGGATTTGAGACGTTTGTCCAAGCGGTGTGCCGGCAGATCGGATCTGCGCTTGAAATTCCGTACGAGTTGCTTGTTAAAAACTTCGATTCGTCCTACAGCGCATCCAGAGCAGCTCTTTTAGAGGCCTGGAAGATGTTTCGGATGAGAAGAGATTGGATTTCCTCATCCTTCTGCAAACCTGTTTACGAAGCATGGCTCACCGAGGCCGTCCTAAAAGGGCGCATCGATGCTCCGGGATTCTTTGATGACCCGCTGATTCGAGCGGCTTGGTGCGGTTCGGAGTGGTACGGGGATGCGCAAGGCCAGCTCGACCCGCTCAAAGAGGTCAACGCCGCAAAAATCCGAGTTGAAGAAGGCTTTAGCACTCGCGAAAGAGAGGCCGCAGAGCTTACCGGCATGAAATTCGAGAACATCGTCGCGATCCGGAAGCACGAGGAAGCCATGATGAAGGACGCCGGCCTCATCCAACACACAACTATTGAAACAAGAGAGGTTGACGAGAATGACGAATCTGAAACCAACTGATCAGAGCAAAGAATTTCATTGGAAAATCGAAAACTCGGCCAAGCTGCCGACGGTAAAAATTGATCTTTACGGCTATGTTGGTGGGAGCCAGGAGTACGAGGACGGATTCAACGAAACTGAGTTTGCGAAACAGTTCAGAAAAATTGATTCCAATCGTCAGATCGATATTTCCATTAACAGTTTCGGCGGCAGCGTTTTTACCGCACTGGCAATTTACAACCTGCTGAAAACTCACCAGGGCAAGATCAATATTCGAGTTGACGGCGCTGCAATGAGCGCAGCGACGATCATCACTTCCATCCCGAACGCTACGGTCACGATGCCGCTTGGCTCAATGATGATGATCCACGAGGTCTCCTCTTTCGCAATGGGTTCGGCTCGTCAGATGCAAAAAGCGGCCGAAGACATCCGAAAAATCGAGGACAACATCATTGACATTTACGCCGCCAAATGCGGCAAAGACCCGAAGGACATCCGGGAAAAGGTCGAGGCGGAAAGTTATTTCAACGCCAAAGAGGCAGTCGAATTCGGTCTCGCCGATCTCGTCGATGAATCCTCCTCAGTTAAAAATTTGAGAACGCCAACAAACGTTCTCATCAACGGCCTGCCGGCAGACTCGAAATATTTCGAGCACGCACCGGCAGATTTTTTTACGGCAGTCGCTCAGGCCCCTGCCGACAACGTTAATCCACCAGCAAAAAAGGAAGCAAAAATGGATTTAGCACAACTCAAAGCGGAGTATCCCGACCTGATTGCCTCGCTGCAGGCAGAGGCCGTGAAGCAGGGTGTCGAAAACGAGAAGAAACGCATTCACGCGCTCGAAGAGCTGGCCCTGGCCGGTCACTCTGATCTTCTTGAGCAGGCCAAGGCCGACTCGAGCATCACTCCGGAAATGTTTGCCGTTCAGCTCGTTAAAGCCGAAAAGGCCAAGAAGGCAAAGATTCAGAACAGTATCGCAGAGGATGCAGCAGACCTGAAGAACGTGCAGGTTGACTCCAATCTTGGTTTTGAAACTGCTGACGCTAAGGCGCAGCAGGACAAACGGACTCAAAACGAAAAAGATGAGCAGGAACGAGAGGCTTTAGTTAAAGCGGCCGCTGCTCAGTTCAACAAATAATCGGAGGTAAAAATGGCAATGCAGGAAAAATATACGACTGGTGTTGACAGCCTGTTCGCAGCGAACCAGACGATGCCTGTAGTCACAGACGTCATCAAAGTTCCGTCCGGAGAAAGCGTAATGAAGCGCGGCACATTGGTCGCCTCGACCGGCAAAGCTGTCACCGCTGCCGCCGACGTTTACGGTGTCTTGGCAGAAGATGTTGACGCATCCAAATCGGGTGTAAACACGGTGATTTTTCTGACAGGCGAATTTAACGAAAAGGCTATGTCCGTCGGCACGCCGACAAGCGGCACGCTGTCTGTTTCCGACTGCAAATCTTCGGCCCGCAAGATCGGCATTTTCATCAAATCTAATCAGGAGTAAAAAATGGCAGTTGACATTTTTGAACCGCGCATCATGACCCAAATGATCGAGGCAGGCCAGAACACAAAACATACCTGGCTGCGCGATCGATATTTCGCAAATCGTCCGACATTCACCGCAAAGAAAATCGATTTTGACGTAGTTGGTCGGGGCGGACGCAGAATTGCACCGTTTGTATCCCCTCTTAACGGCGGCAAAGTCATTGACCGAGAAGGGTATTCCACTCTGAGCTATGAAGCTCCGATGTTGGCGCCTCAGCGCATCACAACCGCAGAGGATGTGATGAAGCGCCTCCCGGGAGAAAATCTTTACTCCGGTAAGACCCCGAACATGCGCGCCGCTGAAATTTTGGGCCGTGATTTGGCAGAACTGGACGAATATATTTCTCGCCGTGAGGAGGCCATGTGCTCTGAAGCTCTTTTCAGCGGCAAAGTTACGGTCAAGGGCGACGGTGTGAATGAGGTTCTGAACTTCTGGTCTACTGTTGCGGCTTCCGAAAAGCCGGAAACTACTTTGACCACGAAATGGGACGCCTCAACAGCGACTGCAGAAACCATCATGAGCGACCTGAGAGTTGTCCGCCGTTCAATGATTAAAGACGGCGGCTTTACTCCTCGTGATTTGATCTGCGGCACTAACGTGATCGACACGATCCTGAGCAAGCTCACTGCCTCTAAGTCTCTCGACATGAGGCGCGTTGACATGGGCCACATCGATCCTCAGCATCTTCCGGATGGCGTCACTTACTGGGGTTACCTCAAAGACTCTGCTCTTGACATTTACTCCTACGATGAATGGTACAAGGGCGATGACAGTGATGTTGCTATGGTTCCGGCAGATAAATGTCTGCTCGCAACGCCGGGCGCAAAAACCATGTTGGCCTATGGCGCCTGTCCGGTCATCAGCGAAACAAATCCGGGAATCGTCTTTGTTGAGGGTTCTCGTGTTCCGATGTCCTGGATCCAGCGCTCCAACCCGATGGGCCGAGTCGTGCAGATCTCCAGCCGTCCGCTACCCATCATCCAGCAGATTCATGCTTTCCACGTCATCAACGCCACCGGATCCTAATCCGATGTCAAAAGAGGGGCTCCGGCCCCTTTTTCATAGGAGCTAACAATGGAAATTGTTTTCACTAAAAACACGGTTTTCGGACGCGACATTTACAAAGCCGGCGATAGGGCCGAATTCAAT